GGTTGCGCTGGTGCTACAACAAGAGTTGCTGGGCACACCAGATGTAAAACTGCGTGATCAACTGGGCACAGGAGCCATACCCCGAGACTGCATTGTGGTTGATACCATGCGCGGTGATGGAGCCAATTGTATTGGTGCTGAGATACGCCATGTGACAGGATCAAAAAGCTACCTGTTGTTTGCCAACTACACACAAGAGGTGCGACAACTACAGGGTTTCAAACTGAACCTTGCGGTGTTTGATGAACAGCCACCAGATGACTTCTTCTCTGAGATAGTCACACGTACCGCCACCACACAGGGCATGGTCATGTGTTCATTCACACCACTCAAGGGTCTCAATGGCTTGGTATCAAAGTTCTGGAATAGAGAAGAAGGCTATGACTATGTGCGTGTGGCCTGGGATGATGTGCCTGAATATGATCCCTGGGGCGAACCATTCCTACTACAAAGCACAAGAGATCAACTGGAACGCGACTACCTACCACACGAGCGTGAAGCACGTATGCAGGGCAAGCCCATTCAGGGCAAAGGTGCTGTGTTCCAGGTACGTGAATGGCCCACCTACCGGCCGTCAGAGATTGACTTCCGCAGCCTGCCCAACATACATAGAATCATTGCCTTGGACTTAGGCTTGGTCAACGACAAGACAGTTATCACACTCATGTACTGGGATCCTTATGAACGCACAGCATATCTACACAAACAGATCTTGGTGCAGGGCATTGAAGAGGCTGTGCCCACACAGTATATCAACCATTTACTTCGTCCTGAAGTGTTTGGCACTCCTATTGTTCTACCTGCTGACGCATCAACTGCTGGCAGATACACCATGAGTGCCAGTTCCATAAGAGAACTATTCGAATCATACGAACTCAATGTGTATAGCAAGGCCATTATGAATCCGCCTGACTCAGAAGGCCGTGTGACCAATCACAAAAGCTATGGCATAAACCAAATGCGTCAGATGCTGGAAGTGGGCAGCCTAATGGTCAACGAGAACTGTGTGGACTTCCTGCGTGAAGCACAGAACTACTATGTGGACAGCCAAGGCAGGTTCTCTGACCCAGATGACTGTATTGATTCAGCAAGATATGCTATACTGGGATGTCTCAATGGGTTGGCAGAACCCTGGGACAATCGCTCACCCCAACAACGCATGGCAGCACAGCGAGATCGTTATGTGCGTAGAGATGAATCTACCAAGCCAGCGTGGAAACGCTCTTACTCACCGGATGCTTAAAATGACCCTATTAGAAACTTACGAAAAATTACTAGAAGAACTTGCCATACCCCTGGGTGGCGAGATGGTGTTTCGCTTTTGCGACAAAGGACACAACCATTCATACCTGCCATTCTATCAGGGCTATTTTGAACCCAAGAAACAACAGGCAACAATCATAGAGATTGGTGTGATGACTGGCGGCAGCCTACTGCTGTGGCAACGCTGGTTTGATCAAGTGAAGGCAACTGGCATTGACCTACGTGCTGGCTACAATGAAACCTTTGCATGGCAACAAGAAATTGCCGCAGACTACCATTGGGCAACTGACACCACAGATGCTAAATTCATACCCAATCTAGCACCTGTGGACTTTGTGATAGATGATGGCCTGCACACCCTGGCAGGACAATGGGCCACATTCCAGAACTACTGGCGATTTGTCAAGCCAGGCGGCACATACTTCATTGAAGACATTGAAACACAACTCAATGCTGATCTCTTGCGTGACAGGATCTCTCAGAGATTAGGTGATGCTGTGACCATTGAACACTATCGTGGACACACTCGTGAGGACGATCAGATATTAGCTGTCACAAGGAAGATCAAATGAAAAACTACATTGTATGGACCAACTGCAAGATTGAAGAACGCGGAGCACAGTTTGGTATAGGTGCTGCTGGTGACCCTGCTGTGACTGCTGCTTACGATCGTATGTTTGAAATTAGTCGTGCCAGTGCTAGACAAAACATACGTGGCCGCTGGGAAGAGATTGTGCTGGATGAAACCTGTGAAAGCCGTGTGGAAATGTTCCAAAAGAACTGGACCAAGATTCACGACCTATGGCATGCAGCACCCTGCAACATCCTGTATCTTGATTCAGACACCATAACTGTGAAACCAGTGGAAATGTTTGGACGTTTTCCAGACTTCAGATTGTTCAACTGGACTGACCCCCCACGCAACGAATTCTTTGACAACTACTTCAATGCTGCTGTACGTTATTATCCCTCACACATGAATCCACGTGTGTGGGCCATCGGCAATGAATTGGCAGCAAACTGGCGTTTAGACATCTGGGATCAAGAACAACTGATATTCAACAAGATGCTGTGGGAACAAGCTGTGTCCTGGGAAGACGCACATCATCCAGAACTGAACTGGCAAGCGCCCACTGGCCGCAGTTTGCCTGAACTAAACGCACACAGCAACTTCAACACCATGCCCCTGGGACACGCACGAATCATACACTATCACGGATCGCGAGATCACTTGCGTGGACAGTACCTAGCAGAAGGTCTTGCTGCTGCTGCTGGTATTGCATTTTAACTCGTGACTATCCAGGGTTTTTAGGTTACCACTAAATAATGTATCCTGAGGATAAAGCCCAATGCTTGACATAAAAAATATACCAGTTGAAAAGATCAACCAGAACAAACGACAGAATGCCACATTTGTGCGCATGAAGAATCAGATGGATGTGAAGATGGCTTCATATCTACGCTACCTAGGCACTAAGAATGCTGTGAATCGTGCCAGCGATTACCACTACCTGGTGCTGGCAGTTACAGACTCAACAGCACCCGTAAACGGCATAGATTATATTCATCCAAGTGTAAAACCTGCTGTGGATTATGCCACTGCTGTGATTACCAAGGGACTTGTGCCCAACGGAGAAATCAACTTTGAGTTTGTGCCAGATTCAGAAGAAGACGAATACGCTGCCAGACAAGCCACTGAGATGGTGTCAAAAGTTGTGAACCAAATGAATGACCCGCACTTTATCATGGAACGCTGGGTGATGGATTCAGCCATGCACAAAAATGGCATGATGATGATCAAGCCCATTCGTGAACAGATTGTGCGCTATGTCACAACTGAAGGCACAAGTGATCAACTGCGAGCATTTGAACAACAAGCAGCAGATTCAGGACTCACAGCCTTACGCCAAAGCCGTCGTAGAATGACCGTGGACTTGGCTGCTGTGGCTGCCGAAATGGGCGAAGCCCTGGCCACACAACAAGATGACACATTCCGTAGCACAATGGAAAGTCGCATTGCTGGTCTAGAAGAAATAGACGATGATGTCATGCCAGAAGATCTTGAAACTTCGGGTGCTGAAGCAGCCACTGCTGTTGCCGAAGAACAAGTGAGCTTGCTGGACGACGCAATCAGACGCAACACCATCTACACTGCCAAATACAAGCTAACAGGCTACAACATCAACATCAAGTTTCATCCAATCGCACAGCACTACTGGATTTGTGATCCCACTGTGCCAGAAATGCGTGAACAACCTTTCTGCGGTTACTATGATCCCATGAGTATTCAGGAAGCCATAGAACTATATCCTGGCATTGATCTGGAAGAATTCCGCACACACGCTGAATACAACATGAATGGTGCGTATCAAGCAGGCTCAGTGCTAAACAACTTGGCCATTCACGCCAGGGATTCAGTACCTGTTATGGGTATTCCTGTCTCGTCAGCCGCATCAGCAGATCCAGACAGTCGCCAAGTATCAATTGTGACAGTTTGGAACCGTTATGACATTGACGGAGACGGAGAACTAGAGTTAGTTGAACTGATCTATTCGGGTTCATACATCATCTCCGCACGTGAAGTGGAGTTTATTCCTGTGGCCAACATGTGCCCCAAGCCCTTGCCTGGCAACTTCTACGGAATGTCAATAGCAGAGTCAGTTATTCCCATGCAGGAATACGCAACATCGGCCGCCAGAGCCGAAATCCAGTTGGGCCTCTTGACCGCAACGCCAAGATTGGGAGTTAAACCTGACAGACTGGACTTTGAAATGCTACAGGATGGCGAAGCTGCCATCTTTATCCTGGACTCAAAATTCAATCCTGCCACAGACGTGTATGCTGTGCCACCACCATCAGGCAACTTGCAGTTCCTGGAAGTGGCCATGAACCGTATTCAGCAAGACACCATGAGCATGATTGGTATGACCACACCACAAGATGTGTTCAATCCAGAAGTCATGGCACCGGGCAACTCAGGCATCAAACTACAGATGGCTCTCACGCCCAACCAAATCATACAAGACAACACAGTACGCAACTGTGCTGAAGGTGTGAGAGAAGCATTGTGGCTTGTTTGGCGCACTCTGATCCAGTATGGCGACGATTACGGTGTGAAGAAACTGGCAGCGTCAAGCCACCCAGACAAAAAGCCAGAGTTCCTGGACTACCTGGCCTGGGACGACATGAACTTCTGTGATCGCAAACAAGTACACATTGAACTGGCCCTGGGCATGATGTCGGAAGAGAACGCTCTTGCCAGAACACAGATTATTCAGAAGTGTCAACAAGAACTTTACAACACCACACAGGCCATGGTTTCAGCAGGCACACTCACACCAGAAATATTCAAGAAGGTCAAAAAGCCTTTTGCTGATACCCTGTATCAATTGGGCG